CGGAAAATACCGCGACCAAACATGAACATACGGATCGAGTACCGTATAAGGCATGGTCAAAAGATGGTTGGTGTACGCTTACTGATGGCGATGTAACGGATGACAATTATATCAAGCAATATATCCATGACATGGAATTTGACGAACTGTGGGAAATTAAGGAAATATGTTATGATCCGTATGGCGCCCGACAATTCGCCAATGATATGACTGCTGAAGGATATATTTGTGTTGAAGTTCGTCAGGGTGTTAAAACTCTTTCGGAACCGACCAAGCGCTTTAGAGAATTGGTATTACAAGGTAAGATCGTCCATGACGGGAATCCGCTTTTGACTTGGTGTTTATCGAATGCTGTTGAAGTATCGGATAGTAATGGCAATATTAAACTGTCAAAGCGACATAAAGATGATACCCAAAGGATTGACCTGTTGGCCGCCGTTATAAACGCATTTAGCCGGGCAATGGTTGATGAACCGGTGATTGACGTTTCCGAATTCGCTGATAAGGGGTTTTTACAAAAGCTCTGGGGGAGGTGAAAGAATGAGATGGTTCCCGAAGTTTGGAAAGCGAGAAAAGCGTGATGCCATTTATTCACTGAATGATCCGGCCTTTGCTGATTTTCTTCGTAATGAAGAAACAGTAAATCTTCGTGGGAAAAACGCACTTAAGCAGGCAACTGTTTTCACCTGCGTCCGGGTTTTGAGTGATACTCTGTCAAAGCTCCCCTGTAAATTGATTCAGGAAGGGCAGGGCGTTCAGCAAATTAATGACCATTATTTAGCTCCAATCCTTAAACTCCGGCCTAACCCGTATATGTCGGCACGTGATTTTTTTGCAGCATTAGAGACCCAGCGGAATCTTCGCGGAAATGCGTTTGCATATATAGATTTTGCGGGGAATGGACGGGTTAAGGGATTATATCCATTACAATCTGAACAGGTAGAGATTTGGGTTGATGATGCAGGCCTGTTTAATAGTGAAAATAAGATTTGGTATATTGTAAATCTTAAAAACGGTAAACGGATTAAGCTGACACCGTTTGAACTTATCCATGTAAAAACGTTTACTCTCGACGGTATTACAGGAATTACCCCAATTGAATACCTTAAGACGATGGTTGCAAGTGGAAAGTCTTCTGCTGAGTATATCAACAAGTTTTTTGAAAATGGTGTTAGCGCTAAAGGCATAATTCAATACGTTGGTCAGCTGGATGAAGCGGCAAAAAAAACCTTCCGGGAAGAATTTGAAAGTATGTCTAGTGGCCTTAAAAATAGTCATCGTGTTGCGTTATTACCCATTGGATATCAGTTTCAACCGATCAGCATGACACTGGCGGATGCGCAGTTTTTAGAAAACACCAAATTGACCATTCAACAGATTGCAGCGGCTTTTGGTATTAAAATGCACCAAGTAAACGATTTGTCCCGGGCCACATTTGCAAATATCGAAAGCCAGGAACTTGAATTTTACGTTGATACGATGCAAGCAATTATTACGGCGTACGAACAAGAATTGACGTATAAGCTACTTTTAGATAGTGAGATTCGCGCCGGAAAAAGTATCAAGTTTAATATTAATGCGATTATCCGCAGTGATATTAAAACCCGTTATGAAGCATATCGCACCGGTATACAGGGCGGTTTTTTAACGCCCAATGAGGCCCGGGCATTGGAGGATCTTCCTCCCGCAGACGGTGGGGATGATTTAATTTGTAACGGAAATATGCAAAAACTCACTGAGATTGGGGCTTTTTATAAAAACAAAGGTGGAGGTGAAAACGATGGACAAACAGCAGATGGAAACACGAAAGGAGATCCGGCATCTACCGTTTCAGAATAATAGTTTTGGAATTCGGTCAATAATCGGTGAGGATGGAGTAGAAAGGCATACACTTTATGGCTCGATCAAATACAACAGTCTTTCGGTTGTCATGGAGGACTACTGGGGTGATAAGTTTGTTGAGGAGATTTCCGAAGGCGCTTTTGATGAAAGCATTAAAAACGGTGTTGTAAAATCACTTTGGTGCCATCAAACCTCACAGGTGTTAGGTAGTACCAAAAGCGGCACACTTCGGATTACGATTAACGGCGGTCAGATTGATTTTGAAAACGATCTTCCGAATAACACTTGGGGGGCTGATGCCAGGGAATCCGTACAACGTGGGGATGTTGATGGGGTATCGTTTGGAATGATCGTTAAAGAAGAACGATGGAGTAAGACCGAGGTAAACGGGGAGGAAATTTATAAACGGTCAATCTTGAAGGCTGAAATATTTGAACTCAGTCCGACAGCCTTTCCAGCTTACCCCGAAAATACAGTTAATTGCCGGTCGCTTGAACAATTTAAAGCCGAGGAAAAACGAAGTTCGGCTGAGTTCCGCAAACGCAGAATTATGTTAGAATTGGACCTGTTATAAGGGTCCTTTTTTATTATTAAAAATAAGGGGGAAATAACCATGAACAAAGAATTGCGTGAATTGTTAACGCAGATTAGTACGTTAAAAACTGAAGCCCGTACTCTAGCGAGTGAGGGTAAATTAGATGAAGCCGAGGCGAAAGTTTCAGAAATCCGTGAACTGGAACGTAAGGCTGAAATTATCCGGGCGACTGAGGAGGATGCTGGCGGAGCAAATCCTGGTGGGCAATAGATCAGAGATGTTGTTGACCAAGAGGCCGAATACCGTGCGGCATATTTGCAGTTTTTGAGGAACCGGCCATTAAGCTCCGAACAGCGGGAAATGCTTGAAAAGCGGGCCATGTCCGAAGGTGTCCCGGCAGATGGTGGTTTGATTGTTCCTCAAGATATTCAGACTAAGATTAACGAGCTACAACGACAGTTTGTTGATCTATCACAGTATGTAACTGTTGAACCAGTTACTACTTTAACCGGTTCCAGGGTGTTGGAAGTTGAAGCCGAGTTAACCCCGTTTGCAGAGTTAACAGAGTTGGATGAGATTCCTGAAACCGACAACCCGAAATTCGCCACACTTACCTATGCCGTTAAGGACCGGGGCGGTATCCTGCCAATCTCCAATTCACTTTTGCGGGATACCGACCAAAATTTAATTAATTATGTATCTCAATGGTTGGCTAAGAAAGCGGTAGCAACCAATAACAGCCTCATTCGTGGTATCCTTAACACCATGGACAAAACGGCGCTGGCGGATATTAAGGCTATTAAAAAGGCTCTTAATGTCACCTTAGACCCGGCTATTTCATTGAACTCCATCATTCTGACAAATCAGGACGGGTTTAACTATTTGGACAGTTTGGAGGACGCTCACAACCGGCCTCTGTTGCAGCCTGATCCGACTCAATCCACGGCAAAGATTCTATTTGGCCGTCCGGTTGTGTATGTGGCTAACAGTTTCCTGCCGAGCGATACGACCAGCGGAACCAAAGCACCGTTGATCCTCGGTAATCTCAAACAGTTAATCGTCATGTTCAGCCGTCAGGGCCTTAAACTCCGCTCGACTGACATTGGTGGCGATGCGTTTAAGCGCAACACGACCGACCTGCGGGCCATTAAACGGGACGACATTAAAGTGTTTGATTCCAAGGCCGCTGTATTCGGTCAGTTAACCATTCCGGCTTAATTCGAGAGGGCTATAAATAGCCCTCTCTTCCTATCAGGAGGTGAATCGAGTGGATAAAAAATACAAAGTTTTAGTTGACGGCTTAGAACTAAACGGGGAAAAGCTGAAAAAGGGTAAATTTACAATTTTACCTTGGCAAACCGGAGAACGGTTTGTGATGAATGGCTGGGTTGAACCGTTGAAGGACGGTGAGACAAATGAAACCGAAATTGATAATGGCACCGACAGTGGAACCGGTAAGTCTAGCAGAGGCAAAAAAGCATCTGAATCTGTATGATGATTTCACAGAGGATGATGATTATATTGCTGGTTTGATCAAGGTTGCCCGGGAATTCGGCGAGGATTTGACCGGATGGGCGTTCGCAGAACAAACCCGGGAGATTTACCTGGACCGGTTCCCAGCCAAAAATTACATTGAGTTACGGCAATACCCGTTAATCAGTGTAACAAGTTTTACTGTAACGGATTATACAGGTAACGTTACAACGTTACAACCGGATACGTGTTACATCATTGATACGGATTCTGCTTTTGGACGTGTTGTGTTACCGTTTAGTAAGTCGTGGCCATCAATGCAATTGTATCCGGTTAATCCGATTAAGATCAGATTTGTTTGCGGGGATGTGGTCAGGCTCCCGGAAACCTATAAACAAGCTATGTTGGTTCATGTGGGGTTAATGTATCAATATCGCGAATCTATTCCAGAAAAAGAACTTCAAACCATAATCCGGGCTTATCGAAGTGCGAACTGTTTAAGGTGGTGGTAGGATGCTTACAGCAGGAGAACTTAATCAATCTATCACTCTGCTTGCTAAACTCTATTGGGTGAATGGTGCAAAGGATTTTATTTTTGATCTTACTCCGGATCAGTATGAAGAGATTACCGACAATTATGGCGCACCGGTTAACGAATATGCTCCGTGGAAAAAAGTTCGCGCTAAAGTTCAAATTGGTTCTGGCCGCGAGTTCTATGGTGCTAAAAAAATTAATAATTCCCTTGAAGGGATTATCCAAATCCGGATGATTCCAGGTATTACATCCGATATGAGGGTTATGGTTGATGGCCAGATTTATGAGTTAATTGCACCACCGATTATTGCTGGGCAGAAGCCATGGGAGCGATATATTGAGCTCCATGTAAGGCGGGTGACTTAATGGTAATGTCTGAATTGGGATTGAAGCTCGATGGAATAGATGAACTACTCAAAGTAATGCACGCCATCGAAAAGGATATGGAAGCAGCTAATGGACGGGCGGTACTCGCCGGGGGACGGGTCATCCAAAAAGAAGCAAAAGCAAGAGCACCGGTTCGAGATGGTGGTCCGAAAAAAACATATTTAGGGACATATCGCGAACCCGAAAATCTGAAAAAGTCCATAAAGGTTAAAGTTTTGAAACCAAAAGAACCTGGACGACGGCTGGCGTTGGTTGGCCCAGCAGTTGGTAGACGAGAAGCCCACGATGGTTTTTATGGTGATTGGGTTGAAAAAGGACATCGGATTGCCCGATTTGTCGGGAAAACACCTGACAAACGGTACCGCAATTATGTCCGGATGGTACGTCGTTACGAATTTGGCGACTCAAAAACACAACCCCGGCCGTTCATGCGCCCGGCATTTGACGCAAAAGCACAAGAGGCCCAGCGGAAGATGGTCGAGGTATACAAAAAAGTCATTGACCGCAAATGGGAGAAAGGGAAAACCATTGAGGCAATTGGCGACATTATAGAGGGTGATTAAGCATGCTTGAAAAGGCACTTACGAATTATCTATTGAAGCATAACGAATTAAAGGCAATTCATAAAGGTCGTGTATGTGCGGGAATTGCCCCGGAGAAGTGGGAAGCACCATATATGACGCTTTTTTTAATTTCCAACCCTCCAGAAATGCGCCGATTGGGTAGGCCGGTACCAAGGATTCAGATCAGCCATTTTGCCAAAACATACGGGCAAGTCAGGCAAATGGCTGATTTGACTATTCAAGCCATTGATGGTTTTTCCGGAATAATGGTTGGAGTAAGCGACATTAAAGTCATTCAATCAATCTCCGAGGATCCGGAGGTCATGTATGAGAACGACACCGGATTATATCACTGTCCGGTGGACTTTCGAATTATTTTGCGAAAAGGGGGAGAATAATGCCGTATCAAACTACAGTTGTTAAACCGGATGCCATCCGGATTGGATCGGCAAAAATCGAAATTGGCGATGACGTCAATGCGCTGAGCAATCTAGGAGCTGTCCGGAATGTGGCTTTGCAAGAACAGTGGGAAACTGTTACTATCTCAGGAGATAATGTCGGCACCATTAAAAAATACATCCGAAATCATATTGCTACCTTGACATTCAACTGGCTGGAGTTAGATCTGGATAGTCTGAGCAAAATTCGTGGTGGCATTGATAAGGTTTCGTTGGTTGCTGCTGAGCCTGTCTCTGTAACAAATGAAACATTAGACTGGGAACCCGGCAAGCCAATCAAACTGGCAAATAAAAATGGTAATGGAACCGCAGTATCGTCTCTTGTTATCAAAAAGGTAGAAGGGGGATCTGAAACCGCTCTTGAAGAAGAGACGGATTATTTCGTCTATGTCGGTGATGGTTCTAACGGAGAGGCCGGCGCAACTTATGTCGTACCTATTACGGAGCAGGCCGGAGATGTAAAGGCTAATTACTCTTATACGCCGAATGCTGCAAGAGTTTTGACCACCGGCGGGAAAATCGAAATTGCTCCGAAGGTCGTACGACTTACCAATGTTAACGAGGACGGGAAGAAATTCCAAGTCACGATTTACAAAGCTACGAATTCTTCGGGTATCAATCTTACCTTACCGGCCGATGATGCTGATGACGTTTGGAACACTCCGGTTACATTGGAAGGTTCCTGCGACGCAAATCGTGCAGTTGGCCAACAGTTACTCGAAATCTATGATGAGCAAAGTGTTGCCTAATCAAAGGGCGGGTATTATCCCGCCCTATCTCTTTTAAAAGGGGGAAATATGATGGCAGAAGCCAAAATTTGTGATTTGGACGAAATTTTACTGCCAAAAAGAATTATTAAAATCACTGGGAAGGTAGATAAAATTTCCCGGGAAATTGATGTCACGGAAATCCCGGCCAGGGTCATTCTCGAACTCATTAAACGAGAAAATGATTTGAAAAAGAAAATGGATGATCCGGATGATAATATTTTCGACTGGATGTTGGATATGGCCATTGATATTTGTAAGCCGTCTTTTGCGGAAATGACTAAAGATTGGATCATTGAGAATATGAGTTTTGACCAATTGCAACGATTTTTGCAATTTGTATTGCAACCAGTCAATGATTATATCGAGAGCGCGGTCGAGGAAGCAAAAAAAACAGTGGCCCAGAACGAAGCGTAAGCGGCAATCCTAAAGCAAAAAAATATAAACCAAAACCAAAGGAAATCGTTCTGGGCCGTATTTTGATGTGGAATTGGCATTGGTATGGATGTGATAAAGATTATCAATTAGATAATTTTTCAATACATCAGATATTCCAAATGTTCGAGCGCGGTATTGAATTGGAACGATTCCGCGCTGCAAAAATTGCTCAATATGTTTGGGGTAAACCGGATCCGGAACCCGAACCGGAAAATGACGGCGTCGACCTTGAAGCGAAGAAAAAAGTTTACGGACCCGGGCGAGAGATTAAGAGGTAATAATCTTTTTAAAAGTTTTTCTGATAAGACAGTCTTCATTATCCCAGAATTCACAGCGTTCTTTAATACAAGAATTACTTGTTCCACTGAAGCTTGAAAAAGGACATAATTTGGGCAGTGGTTTAAACATAATATTACCTCCTTATTATTAATTTTTTGGTTTATATTTTAATTCTCCTGACATATGTGAATAAAAACTATTGCCGAAAACTCTTATAAAGTTTTCATTTTCCGGTCGTTCTGCCCAAACTGAAATATCTCTTTGGATGCCCTTGGCTTTGAAAATAGTCAATATATCGCTGACAAGGGAATTAGTGATTTGTGCGACTTGAGCATGGGAACGAGGCACAAAATTTAAGTTTATTCGTACTGAGAAAATACCATTACTATCAGAAAATTCTTTAATGCTAAATTCTGCTTTTTGGTCATCAATTTGTCGAATAGCAGATAATTCATCGGCTGTCACAGGCTTATCAGTTGATTGCATGAACATACTTATTATCATAATTAACATTATTGGAACAAATATAGCAGCTAAGCAACCATTTGTTAACTTATCTCCTTCGGTCATGACTAGTTCACTCCTTTGGTTTTTGCATAATTTCTATTTTTGTCTAAATTTTCCTCTTTTTGAAATGAGGGTGATCAAATGGCAACTATGATTGGACGCCTTGCAGTCGCTTTACTTGGGGATATCAAAGATTTCAAACAAAATTTTGCCGAAGCCAAAAAAAGCGTACAAGATTTTAGTAAAGAGGTTAAAAAGGCTGACGTTGATCTCAAAAGGTTTGGCCGCAATATGACGCTAATAGGAACCGCAATCGTCGGTTCCCTTTTTGCTGTTACGAAAGCCGTCGCGGATAATGCTGATCAGATTGACCTTCTTGCAAAACGCACCGGCGTGACACGCGAGGAATTGCAAAAACTCGCTTATGCGGCGATGCAGGAAGGTTCAAGCATTGAGTCTGTCAGTACTAGTCTTGTTCGGTTGTCTAGAAATATGCTGGATGCTGTCAGAGGGACTGGAGAGGCAAAGAAGGCATTTGAAACGTTGGGCATACAGATTAAAGATGCAAACGGTCAATTACGAAGCGCCGACCAAGTCATGATGGATATAGCTGACAGATTCGCATCAATGACAAATGATACCGAACGCGCGGCAGTTGCCATGCAACTTTTTGGACGTGGTGGTGCAGAAATCATCCCGTTATTGCGAAACGGGCGGGATGGCATTCAAGAGTTAAAAGATGAAGCCGAAGCACTTGGATACGTTTTGAGTGAAGAGGATGTTAAGATATTAGAAAAACTCGGCGATGAATTGGCCGCGGTGAGAGTGGGATTCGGTAGCATTAGTAGACAAATTGCCGCCGATGTGGCTCCGGCGTTTTTACGAATGGCGACAATGACCAAAGATTTGTTTAAATGGATTCATCTATTGCCGGATGATTTGAGAAAATTAGTATCAAATGGAGCATTGGCGGCTGGGACTATATTAACTCTTGGTGGGGTTATGGCTATCTTAATTGCTAAAATTGCTGCCCTACGAAAAGAGTTAATGAGGCTTGGAACAACCTTTGGGGCTGTAATGGCGAAAACCATAGCATGGGCAGCCGTTTTTTTGGCGCTTGGGAAAGCTTATGAAGCATGGAAGGGCTTTCAGTTCGAAAAAATGACCAAGGAAGAATTGAAGAGCGTCACCACCTTGAACAAGGCCTTGGAAATCCAGCTTTACCTCAGTAATGAAATTTCCCGCGTCCAAGGGATTCTAGCCAAACGCCCGAAAGACCAGATTTATTTGGAACGGTTGGAGGATTTAAAAGAGCGAAAGGCCATTATTGATGCAATTGTCCAACAACTGACTACAGTACAGCTTGGGGAGGGTGGCGGGTTACCTCTTGATTTTAGCGAATCTAAATTTGATATTAATCAATATCTCAAGGACTTGCAAAAATCTCTTTCCGATGCGGAAAAAGAAGTCAAAATATTTGGTAATACAAACGAATTGGCAAGCAAAAAAGCTGATTTGCTAAAAACAGCCATTATCGAACTAATAAAGCAAAATGATAAAGGTCAATATAATAAGCAATTAGCAGAATTGGTATCGCAATATAAGACATGGGCACAACGAGCTGAAATCGTCGAAAAGGAACTGGAACGCGAACAGCAATCTCTCAATCTTATTAGACAAGCTCGACAAGAGGTCATTAACTGGAACAATCGGCACAAATCCTCTTTGGAGCTGTTGGCCGAAGAGTTAGAACGACAAGCTTCGCTTGAGAACAAAAATAAAAATGCCCTTCTCGAATATGCCAATGCCATGCGTGAGCTTGACCGGGCGCAGAATGCATTTAATAACCAAAAGGCTGCTTATGAGGCGATATTTACTGCTCAAGAAAAACTTGCAGAGATGACCGGGCAAGGTCGAAAAGAATGGGAAGATTTTGCCGATGAACTCGAAAGACTGGCTGGGGCGGAAGGTGTAATTGAAAGCACGTCCAATGCACTTTTGAAATTGGCAGATGCCATCAGACAAGCTGGCGAGGACAACGAGGCGAAAGAACTTCGCAAACAGTTGGCGCAAATTGCTCATGAGACCGCGCAGTTTGAACTTGATACCCAGATAACACAACTAGAGAATCAAAAGGCCTTATTGGCAATCCAAGGTGATAGCCTCGAAAACAGGGAGAAAGAGCTTGAACTAAACAAACAAATCGCCAAGTTACAAATTGAAAAACTCAATTTGGATATTGCTTCATTAGAGGCTCAAAAAGAAAAGGCTGCTGCTACGCAAAACGAAGTCGAAGTCCAACGGATTAATCTCGAAATTGCAAAAATGCGGGCGGCCATCGAAGGATATCAATTCCAGGTTGAACTGGATACAACGAGATATCAGCAACAATTACAACAGCCGATAACTAATCTGCAAAATGAACTCAGGGGTGCTACTTCATCGGCATTGGCCGCAGGGTTGCAAGATGGCGGCGTAATTGGTGCAATCGACAGCTTGGGCGATTATATGGCTAATAAATTCCGGACGAAGATCGCCGATGCGATGACGGATGCTTTGTTTAATACGACATTCGGACAAAATTTTAAATCATTTTTCACTCGCTTGTTTGGCGGCGCGGCTGCTGCAAATGCAGGAGCACAAGCCGGTGCTGCGGGGGCTGCTGCAACAGGCACGGCTGCTGCCGGAGGATTAGCTGGATTTTTCGCTTCGCCTTGGGCGTTGACTCTCGGAGGTCTTGGACT